CGACTATAAGGGTAAAGGATACAAGGGGATCAGGGAATATATGTATGGTAGATCAACCAACAAGTATAACAGGTCTGCTGCTGAGATTTTCAAAAACACGTTTGAAGATCCTCTTACTAAAAGAGGTCCACCATCGGGTGTTCAATATCTGTACCGAGGTCTGAGAGATATGCCTCTGACGGCTCGCAAGGGTTATCTCGAGAACAAGTCTTTCAGCTCGTGGACTTCTGACAAGCACAAGACTGAATTGTTTGCTCGTGGTGGAAAATATGGAAGTGGAGTTGTTCTCAAGTTGAATACACAGAAGATGAAGAATGTTCCGTATGTGAATTACGGGAAGGGTAATCCACCTGCATTTTTGAACAGAAATGATAGTGAAAAAGAATACATCTTACCACCAAAGATATTTCTCATTGACAAACCTAGACGAGTTGATAGATATGACGTTGAAATAGACGTTACCAACCTCAGTAATCAGATTCCTCTGAAGAGTAGATATATAGAGGCGTGGAAGAAACGCAAGGCTCCAGTGGCCAAGGCGCACTCTACAGTTCCAGTGACTGTGGCTCAGCTACGTCTGAAGGCGATGAAGGCTGGAATCAAGATTCCAAGTAGTGCTCGTACAAAGGCTCAGATCATGAGTCTCCTAAAAAATGTAGTCAACTAGTATGTACGCTAGACCCACACCGCGTCCACTCCTGCCAGATTTGCAGGTGGTTCCAGAAGGAACTAAACTTTACAAGGGTATCAGCAGCAATAACCGCATCTATGAAAAGCCGGTATTTTTCACCTTTTCCAAGAACCATGCTCAGGTATATGCCACAGCTCGTCTAGGTGAATACGTAACTAGCAAGCCTCTGAGGCTACTGAAGCTCTCCAATCGTACAATCAAGTTTTTATTGAATCAGTCGGACATCTCTCAACTCAATAAAAACCGCATCTCTTTCGTTACTGGTGTGAATCAGGCTGCAGGGACCATGTCTGTCGGGAACCAACTCAAACTGGTGAACAGGATTGTGAGTAATACTGGTCATCAGGCTCATATGAGGGGTATAATGGAGGAGAATCTCAAAAAGGTTGGTGGATCACACTCATCTCTGGGTGGACGCAAGAGCTTCTATGACATTGATCTGCTCGCATACAAGAGCATCTGCGCATTCTGCAGAAAGAATGGGTATGATGGATACTACGCCCCTGAGCTATCATCCGTTTATCACCCCAAGTTTGGGTCTGAGCTCGTGATATGCAACCCACGTGACGCACTCGTGAATGTCAACTTTCCACTTAAGAATAATTAGAGCTAAATACACAATGCCGACTGCGGCGGAGCAACTGAAGAAAATAGCTGATGACCTCATTGGTGGAGAGCTCATTGACTTCCTGAATGCAATGTGCGAAGATCCCGACGAGGAAACACGAGTGGCTGCCAAAGCGTATCTTGATTCCCTGAATCAAGAAGATGCTTAAGAATAATTAGAGCTAAATACGTAATGTTAATCGTAATCGTACTTGTATCCATATACTGCTTTGCGACGGGATATTTCATTAGATCTCAGGAAAAGCAGCCAGGGTGGGAAGGTATATAGTAAAAAAAGCCTTCGGGTCCAGGAGTGATTCTCAACTACTGAGTGAAATCTCCCTGACGAGGAAGATGGCGAAGAAGTTCTTTGATATAAGATCCAATGCATTATACATTATGTTCTTTTCAGCTTCTGGAAGAACATAAGCAACACCATACAACCCCCAAACCAATGATATAAACTTGAAGATGTTGTTTCCGGCTCCACCCATCTCCTTGTATATAATCCTGAATGTCATGAAGAATGCAGCTGTACCAATCACAACTGCACTCGTCTTTGGTATAACCCCAATCTCACCCAGATAGCCTGCTAGGAGCATAACAAAATTGTACAAAAGTATACGTACAAACTGCGACTTGTATTTCTTGGCAATCACACCAGCTGAGCGTTCACCCTTCTTGTACAAAAAGTAGGATGACATGCTCACCAACATCATAGGGGTTGTCAGGAACCAGTCAAAGTAGCGAGTGATTGCCATGTGCTCAAGCTTGATGTTGCGAAGAAGAGCAACATAAAATGTAAACTGGATTGCCGTCACAAGCAACTCGAGCCTCAGAGTCTGCGCAAGCAACTTTGGCTCCTTGATCCATAAACCTTTTTGAGCAAACAGAGCTGAGACCGCCTGTGCCAAAATACTCAGGTTTGTCGAGTGTCTAAGCACATCCATTAATATGTAGTTACAAAATAATGGAATGTCCTGTATGTGCAGAGGATCCTACAAGCCACTCATTCAAACAGATTGAAACCCTACCAGATGGCACAGTCATCATGTACACCAAGCCTGCAGAGGCGAGCAAGTACTGGGACAGGGATGGGATCCTATTTCACTATGATCAGAAGCTGTCGACTGTGGGTGACTGGGTGTGGGTGTTTGACGCGGAAGGATTTTCCTTTGAACATATGCTCGAGGTGGATGTCGCGATAAGCCTAGCCAAGCTCATCTCTTCCAAATACTCACAAACTCTGAAAAAGATTATGATTGTCAACCCTTCGTTTATGGTTCAGATTATGCTTACAATAGTGACTCCATTCCTGAATAAGCACATAAGATCACTGATCGTCAAATTATGATTAGAAAACTCGCTAGCTAGAATAGATGAACTATGCAGTACTCGACGAAGAGGAGACTGTTGACTTTTCAACCCTGTCATTCCAGGACAAGCTCAACAAGATTCGGTTCTTCAATCTAGGACCTTCTGACACGGATGCACCTCGCATCGAGTGTAACATCTTCCAGCTTATACCTGAATATCGAGCGGCAGTTGATAAATTGATTGATATTCAGCACAGAGTTGATCGAGCACAGAAGAAAATCAACACAGTGACTGATCTCATAGACAAGCTTGACAAGACTCGCAAGTATACGGAAAGTCTCGGTGAAATAATTGATCAGTTTATTCAGGATGAGAAGCTGGATGAGCTCAGGGCTGAGTATACAGAGGCTACGAGAGAATTTCAGAAGTATCAGGGAGCATTTTCACTTTGCAAGGATGCTGATATTCTCAATAAATACATGTGTTTTATATGCCTTGAACGTTCGATTAATGTATTTATCGACCCTTGTGGCCACACTATGTGTGATGAATGCGCAACAAAGGTCTCAACCCGATGCCCCATGTGCCGAGCCGGAATCATAAAGAAGGGTAGACTTTTCCTCAGTGTATAGTATGGCTGGTGGAATATTCGGTGGCCGAAAATTTGCGTTCAATATCAAGTGTGTAATATTTTCAGCGATTCTAGCGGGTGGATATTGGACTCTGCCACCCAAGAATCTGTACATTCTCTTTTTCCTACTCTGGGCTCCGTACATAGCCATGGCATGGTATGATTACTCGTACCAGTGCAAGGATAAGATAAAACCAACGGTTATACCTTTTGGTCGCTATATCTTTCTTCCATTCAAGCCACCAGGCTACAAGCAGGATTTTAACAAGTTGTCCAAAGATACCATTGGGTGGATGAACCGAGTAGACCACATCACATTATGGTCCATCCTAGTCCTCATCCTCTTCAAAATCTACTTAAAGAAATAGGCCCATGTATACTTGGGGTAGGCGTCACCCCATCTGACCTTAGCTCAATTGGTAGAGCGAGAGACTGTAGGCACCCAAGCCTGTTTCTGGATGAGCAATCATCTCTAGGTCACGTGTTCGATTCACGTAGGTCAGACAGAGGAGTCCCTGGATTCCTCTTGCTCCTGTAGCTCAGTGGTAGAGCATTCGTTTAGTAAGCGAAAGGTCTTGAGATCAAAACTCAACAGGAGCACCCATCAGTTCTTGTAACTCAGTTGGTTAGAGTGTTGGTCTTATGTACCAGAAGTCGCGAGTTCAAGCCTCGCCAAGAACAATCTCCAGAGCGGTTCTATCGTCTAATGGTTAGGACGCAGGACTCTGAATCCTGCAGTGGGAGTTCGAATCTCCCTAGAATCTTTCGACCTAGGCAAGTCGTAAAAAGGCTTATATTCTCCTATAACTCAGTTGGTAGAGTATCAGACTGTTAAGGGGAACTTTGTTCCCCGCTTCGCTATCTGGAAGTCGCAGGTTCGATCCCTGCTGGGAGAGTCTATGAGTGAAATCCTCACTCATAAACTCTTATTATGTAATATGGCTCTTCTATTTGAAGAAACTTCAGTAAAGGTGAAAGAGTCGGGGGTTTTCACTGATCGGTTGTGCTACGGGTTTTCACCTAACAATCTCGATCACTCTGTTATTCAAGCCTTTGTAGGTGAAGAAAACTATCAACGTTTTGCCGAGTTGTTTCCAAAAGCACTCTATGACCCCGAGAGTTATAGTTCTATAATGTTTGGTAAGGATGGCTCTGACTTTGAGATGTATGTGGAGTATGGGGGGGACATAATGTCATATGACATAGGAAAGGATGAGGAGTGCGTGTATCACAGTCTCGATTCCTCCCATTATAAATTCGTCTACGAGTACATTCAGACCAAGGTTAATCCTATCATATATTCATCTCTAATGTATTCTATTCATCCGGACAAGTGCGACATCATATACTGTAAAAAGACCCGCCGCCATCTATTCTCATATCTTCTGAAATACAAGACTTTTGTCAGGGTTCCCTCGATCAAGAAACAGTTAATAGAGGCGTTGCGTTCGATACATGACACAGAAATCGATATGGATGACGGGCTATATGTCAGTTACATAGGAATTGCAGTTACATGGGACGGAAAGCCCGAGATGAGTGTTTATTTCAGAAAGACTGATACTACTTAAAAAGGTTTGATGCATGTAATGTATGGAGAGACGAGCGTATGAAGCTCAGCCAGTGCGGGTTCTGAAGCGCATCTGGCATTTCTCTCGCCGCAACTGTTTGGCTCGCAAGGGTGAAGCAGTTGAACATACTCTGACGTTTCAGCAGATGGTTGACATCTGGCATGCACAGAAAGGTCATTGCTACTACTTAAAGATTCCGATGGTATTATTAACAGCAAGCGATTGGAAGTGTAGTCTAGAGCGCCTAGACCCCTCAAAGGGATACACATCCGAAAACTGCGTGTTATGTTGCCATGAGATGAATGGGGCGTGTCAGTGGACACCGGAAAAGGTGAGTGAGTTTAAAAATCATCTTGCGTCCCCCGTTGAACAAGATTTCCAGATTACTGACTCGGTGCACCGCTTTGTGAGTTATTTGTGGTCCTCAGCCCGCTCTTCGTCTTCTGCATGCAGAAAGAAAGGGCGGGCTGGGAAGGGTGAGTTTGATATTACGGTTGAATACCTAATTGATATTCTCACTTGGCAGGAGGGTAGATGCTATTATAGTGGCATACCAGTGAATTTCGAGAAGAGGTCGATGTGGAAGGCGTCACTTGAGCGGCTTGATCCGCTCTTGGGGTATACGGAGGGAAATGTGGTGTTTATTTGTTGGGAGTTTAACACATTTGATAACACTCATCGGATCGTTTACAGTAACGGAGGGAGCTGTAACTGGTCCAAAGAAAAGATTGAAAAAATCCGCAGCCATGTAGCTTAGTGGATAGAGCGCTCGCCTTCTATGTACTGACTTGTGTAAGCGAGAGGTCGCGGGTTCGATCCCCGCCTTGGCTAAACCATCTCCGTCCGAGAATCTTCACCCCTTGTAGGGCTGGAGTCCCCGGATGAAGAACCAAACGCTCTAAGTCTCTCACCTATACTCATTATACGTTGTCTAGGTGATGTTGGAAGATCATTCGCAATTTTCGCAAGTGACATGAAATTATCCATTCGTTTCTCGATTGGGTTACCTTGTTCGACGCATG